TCACCAAGACGTATGAAGTTTACAGAAGCATTACAGCTCATCGAGAGCAAGAAAGATATACTTGGCACTACCACAGACAAAGGGCTCTTGATAGACCTCATCCTAATCGTGCCGACTGAGCAGCGCAATCAGAAGCAATTCATCAACTCGCTCAACTTGTCACATAACCCTCAGCAATCCATCCTTCCCTTTACCAATGACGATGTTGAGGTGTGGGCAACTAACGCCGACTACTTGTACAAGAAAAATATTCTTTTCTTCCAAGTGTTAAAACCCGAATAAGGTTACAACCACTCTGAACAAACTGAATAAACGGCGCGGCTGAAATCAATCAGTCGCGCCGCGTCGGTTATATGTAGATGAACGAAACCTAAGTAACTACATACTATCCGACAAAAGTTCTCACAAACTTCTTAGTGTCAATAAGGATAAGTAAGATGGGAACTATATCTCTTTTGCCGCATTAATGATGCGACCCGCTAAATCGGTCAATGCCGAGCGAAGTTTCTCTTTCTCCTCATCGGTAAACTCAGTGGGGGTTCCATTTTTCAAGTTGCCATTCATTTTTTGGTATATCCAACTACGAGAGCGACCAAAATACTCCTCTGAAATTTCACCCCAGGACAGAAACATTAAAATGTCGTCCATTTTTGATTTCATTGTCTCCATATTCTATTTAATAAAATCCCCCTCCCCTGCGAGAGGGGGATTTTGTTTTTAATCTTCTCTTGAAAGAAGTTCGTTCAACACTTGCTGAATGTACCAGCTTAATTCTCTCTTGCCTCGTGGGTAGGACTTTTTGTAATTTCTGATTGCTTCAATCAGTTCCCACTCTTTGTCAGTTAGTTCGTGTTTCATATTGCTTATCTCTTATTGACAATACAAATTTAGTAATATTTTTGTTACTACGCAAGTATTTAAGCAATTATTTTCAAAAAAGTGCGATTTTCTTTTTGATTATCGTGTAAAAGAGGGCAATTTGCGGTGTAAAAAACAACCCCCACTCATCACGAGCGAGGGTTGGAAAAATTCAACTAATTTTAGAGATAACAGTTAATTAAAATAGGAAAATATCTTTATGATGTGTACCCATTTCCTTGGTTTCGGGTACATATATGGTGGATAATTCTTTCAATGTGTACCCGAAATCGCCAAATCGGGTACATTTATCTTGGTGTAAAGATTTTTTTTAACCACACAACAAAATTTAAAATCCAGAAACAACCGAACAAAATTAAATACTCCTGCCACCAGTGTAAACGGTTCACCTCTTTTGTTTCGGTCTTGACCGACTGGCGAACAACTTCCACAGGCTTTTCCACAACCTTGTGAATCGTGTCGTGAGCCACTTTTATCTTCCACAAGGTGTTGTATCTCTCTTTGTAGATGGTATCTCCCTTGACGGCGAAATATACGCTATCCTTTACGATTGTTGTGTCAATGCGCCAAATGTTTTTCGCCACCGTGTCGTGCATCACAACTGGCACTTCCTTGTACTCGGTTTGGGTGATGTACCTTGTCTTGCACGAGCATAGCACAAGAGCCAGCACCGCAAGCATAAGTATCAGCGCCACGGCAGATGCACACCCCTCATATTTTGTGTAGTCCTTTTCCATTTACCCGAAGTTTACTCGAAATTTACCCGAAGTTCACTTTAAAGTTGTTGCACATACTTCACAATCGCATCGACGTGCAGCTGAATGATTTGCTCCACACCTTCTTCGCTTTTGAGAAATTCCAAATCCTTTTTGTTGCTGTAAAACATATTCTCGGTGAGTATGGCTGGGCAGTTAGTTCTATCGCACATCGCCAGCCCCTGCACCCAGTAGTGCTCATCGGGTACACACCTGTTGCCTTTTAGCCCTCGCTTGTACGCCTCGTCATACACGAGTTGAGCAAAACACTTGCTCTTGCTGCTCGCATGCTTGCCGACCATAACGCAGTATCCGCTGGCTTCGTCCCACACATCACCGCTGGCGTTGGCGTGGATAGACACGGAAGCGCAGTTTTTAGTGCCGTACTTCGCGCACAGTTCATTCACTCGCTCCACACGCCACATCAGCGCCCTGTTGAGTTGTGACTTGCGCAGCATCATATTGGCAGGATAGATCGGCTCCCTATCCTCAAGCCAAGTGTAATGCACGTTGTAGCCCATCTTCGCCAACCGTGCGCCAACTTCCTTGCCAACCTTGCGGCTGAACTTCCATTCGTAGAACGACTTATCGGGCGCACACTTTCCTGGGGTGTTACTCCCATGCCCCATGTCAATAATCAAATGAAACTTTTCCTTTTCCATATCGAAAATATTTTAAAAATGTCCGGTCGAAACCAACATAATACCAAAACAACCCCTATCAATGGTTAATAATCGATTTTGAATTGCTGACCTGCCATTTTAGATTTCCTTTAGATATCCTCTTCCACATCATCCACATGCTTGAACTTTGATAAGTCAATGTCGAAGTGACGCTCTGTCTTGTCTACCATGATTTTCTGGAGCAGTTTAGCCCATTTCTTGCCGTTGCAACTACTCTCGTTCTCAAGACTGCTCCATATCTCCCAGCCGATAACAAGACCGGCCGCAAGTTTCATAGCATTGAAATTCAGCGAGTCTGTGACATACATGTGCAGGAAGTACGCGAACACCAGTAGGGCGTACACCAGCATCAGCGTGCGGAGCACATCACCGAAGTGCTTACTGTTGAACTTCGGCGTGTTTTTCGTCGTCTTCCGTGGGTGAGCCTTACGGACACGCTTACCGAGCCGCCAAGCAGTGTAGCAGTCCATCAGCACAGCGGCGGTGCAAAGCAAAATATACGGCAACGTTGGAGATAGTGCCGTTGCCACTGCACTAATCATTGAAAAAACCATCTGGTAAAGTCTGTCTGAGTCCATAATGAGATAGATTTATAGTGATAGCCGCTTGATCTTCGGTAGCTCTATACGCAAAAATAAAACAATAGTTCTTCGGTTTCGCAGAACACTAAATTCTTGGAACTCAACAAAACAAAAAAGCGCACCCCAACGAATGCGCTTACACTTTGTGTTTGAGATTGTTACACAACAACAAAACCATTTTAAAAAAAACAGTCTATCGTAAATCTTTCTTGGCACCGAGTTCTGGAGCAAACGTAAGCTTTCCCTTTCGTATCGCTTTCCTCGCCTTGTAAACCGATTTGTACCGACTGACGACCCTCGCCTTTTTCCAACCGTTGCAGAAGTAAAGGAATCCAGCCCATTTCGGCAGAATCAAGTCGTTGCAAATGTGTTTTCTGATATTATAGGTGTTGTAGTGCACCATCATGCCAAGATAGCTGTTGATGGTCTGCACAAAATTCTCAACGCAATCCTCCTGTTTGCCGGCATCAGCGACTGCGTTGAAACTCATAATCTTGTCATAGAACTTCCCGACCGTTCGGTTGGAAATGTATATGCGCCATGGCTTGATTACAGCACCGACCATCTTCACTCCTTTGGTGTAGTGCTGTATGTATCTTTTATTTGGGTGCAGTGACATGTGCAGTTGCTCATCAAGGTATCGGTCAATCTGAGGTACAAGACGGAGCAGGCGTTCCCTGTCTTTGCACACGACAACAAAGTCGTCGCAGAATCTGCGGTAGTGTCTGAAACCCTTGTGGGCTATCCACTGGTCAAACGCACTCGCAAGGAAATTGGCGAGCAGCTGGCTCGAAAGGTTGCCGATAGCCATTCCCTTGCTGCGCTCTGTATAGAAAAGGCTCTTTCGCTTCGGCAACGGTTTCCATGCGCTAATTGGCGACTTTCTAATGCACCTGTCCTGCGGACAATGGAATATAGTCACTGATAGAAGATATAGAAGGCAGTCAATATCATCGCCATCATAGTTGCTCCTGACGAAATCGTCAATCATCTCCCACAGCACCGACTTGTCTATACTCATGAAGAAGTTGGCGAAGTCACCTTTGAATATGTACGCGTCACAGGTGTAGCCATCGCTCTCTTCACGTATCATATCATACACCTCCCTCACCATTTTCAGATTGCCTTGACCCTTGCGGCAGTTCTTGCTTACATTGCGCTGCTCAATAAACAGGCTCTCAAGTATGGGTTCTATCCGCAAAGCGATGAAGTGATGCACCACACGGTCAATGAACGATGCGGCAAAAATCTCCCTCGTGACCGGATAGTCAACTATAAACGTGTAGGAGTACCCTGGCTTGTATGTGCGAGTGCGTACGCGCTCCCACAGCCACACAAGTTGTCCCTCGTACGACACCGTGAACTTGGTGTAGGAATTGGTGCCGCGCTTGTTTGAAAGGCAGTCGCGGTACGCCTCGACGATTGAGGAAAAGGGTATGTCGTAGATTACCGGTTGCATAGCGGAAACAGCACGCACCCTATAGGGGTTGTTGTTCTTGTTGTTGACCAAACCCGAGCCAAGATGTGCCCACTGAACTTCTCTTACCTCTTACAAACGAGGGGGACACCCAATATAACCTGATAGTAATTGCTCGCCCACGACAGCCGTGACCGTCATGGCTCTGGCTTGCGGAAAGTTACAGGCTCGCTTGCCTGGTGCGAGGCATTGCGCCAACCGGTGGCCTGGCGTTCTATGTCCTGAACAAGAAGCACCATATCGGCACACTGCTTCACCGTGATTAGCTTTCTGTCTTGACACACCCTTAACAAAAGCCTCAACCCGTCAAACTTCACAAGAAATTCCTGGAGATAGGTGGCGCGGTTGAACTTGTCGCTGTTGGCATAGCGTATCAGTTCACAGCACTCCACACAGCGCATCATCAAGTGTGTGCCGAACTCGTAGCGGTAACCTTTCGGGAACTGCTCTCTGGCGTCAAGCACCATATTCAGCAACCGATACACCAACCTGTATACTGGAAGTTCTTCCGCAAGTGCCATTTTTTTCTTGTGAGTAAAACGGTGCAAAGGTAACCATTTATCGCCAATTTCAGAAAAGAAAAAAAGAAAAATATTAAAGCCGCATTGAGCGGCTTTAATAAAGAGGAAAAGGGTCGAAGCGACAAAGGGCTGAGCATCAGGTTATAATGCGGAAACAGCACGCACCCTATAGGGGTTGCTGGCCTTGCTGCCGACCAAACCCGAGCCAAGATGAATGTAGTAGGCATACCAATTGTTATACTCGTTAGCAGCCCAGTACCTCTCTGGCGCGAGAATAAATGAACTGCCTATATAGGTGCTGATAACCTCATTGATTTGCGTCCGGTATTTGCACAGGATAAGTAGGTGGGCAAGCGTAGCACAACTCCACACCACAGGGTCGTCAACCCCGTCAACTTCTGCCGTACAAGCCTTATATGCACGGCTCAACTGGCCGGGAAGATACTCCACACCACGCAATGCGGCAAAGCTGCAAATCGCGTCAGTCATTCCAGCCGCGTCAAAATCATCATAGATGCCTGTACTGCCGTCACCATAGTCCTTGAGGCCGGTGACATTCACATTCTCTTCGCTCCACTTCATCGTATAGGTTCCACTGCTGGTCTTGATGTTGTCCTTGCTTACAAGGAAGTCCTGGCCATCTGCGCGCACACGCACGCCAACTGTAAGGTAATTGCCCTGCTGGTTGCTGCTGAGCGCATCCCATTCTTCTGTCTTGAAAAGCACAAGCTTGCCGTCCGACTTGTCTGCTTTCGCGAGCTGCACATCGAGCAGGCCGCCAGCCCACTTCATGTAGTCGGCAATCTCACCAAGACCGATGACCTCACCATCGGAAAGCAAACCTATCTCTCGCAAGGCATCAAGCTGGGAGTTGTAGTTCATCTCAAGAAGTTTCGCGTTGTCTATCGTTTCGCTCATAGTCATTCAATTTATGTGTTAAACAATGTGATTGGGCGCACAGTCAAGGAAGTGACCTTGTTTCCCTCATTCGCGCCGCCGTAACTTATTTTAAACTGCCAAGCCGTGGAGTTGCCACACTCGAAGCATGTCCTAAGCGGAGAGTCGGTTATAATGTTGTCACTCGACCACGCCCGGCGAAGCACATCGTTGATGGCTTCCTTGTGCAGGTAGAGCGCAAGGCAGTGCTTAGGTGTGGGCAGACACCACTTAGCATCGTCTTCTACACCGTCATTCGACTTCCTGAACGCCTTGTACTCCAAAGCGGCCTTTGCGGCAGGAGCGCCCTCAACACCATTCCTCACCGTGGTGCCGTATGCGGAGTTGATACACTCGGTCAGCGTCAGCGCATCGAGGGTGTTGTAATTGAACGCGCAACTCGCCCCCCCCACCGGGTAGTTGGGGACAGTCGCCACATCGTAGGTGCCGCCCCATGCGAATGTTCCGATAGCCGACGCGGCAAGAATGAAGTCAAGGCCGTTGGCACGGATGCGGACACCCTGCCTTACGAAAAGAGCCTTGTTGGTGGTAGTGAGGCTTTCCCACTCCTGGATCGTCAAGTAGAATTTCGCGCCGTCGGATATTCTCACGGCGGCAACACGCACATCGAGCAAGCCACGCGCCCACTTGATGTAGTCGTCAAACAGGCTCGCACGTGTCTCCACTGTCACACTCGCAAAGCCAAGCGCATTCAGCGCTGCCACTTGCTTGCGCTTATTCTGACGCAACAGCGTCACTGATTGTTCTTTGTTCATAGCTACAAAAATTATGAGGTTACAATATCGTTGATGTCTGCGTTATCGTTAGCGTAGGTTGACTGGAAATCAGAGTACTGCTCACCGTTGTAGTAGGTTATGGCAAGTTCGTCCACATTATCGAGCGTTACAGTCTCCACCTCGCTCGCTCCGCCGTAGTCATCCACGTTTATCTCGTTGATGAGGGTTATATACGCGTCAATGACAGTTGCTACTGTAATGCCGTATATCGCTTTTTCCCACTCGTCTATCACATAGCTGTCATAGAGCCTCGTAAGCTCGTATGTTCCGCTTATTACTGGCTTGTCGATTGTGCCGCCGGCATCATCAATGCCGTGCACATCCTTCTTCTCCACCAGCAATGTGAGTTCTGTGCCGTCGCCCTTCATCGGCTGGTTGGCAATGCGGAGCGTGGAAAGTCTAACCGCAGCACCCTGCGAGGCGAGCACGTTCTTGAGCAGGACATCAGCCGCGATTAACGGGCTTCCCTCTATGAGCAGCGTGTCAACAGATTCAGTACCTGCAACTGTCAAGCCGTTCCCGCCACTCGCTGGGTAAGACAGGAGGGGAAGATTTACAAGTCGCAACACTTTCATTGTTGACGGCAACGTCAATGTGGCGATTGGCGAAGTTTGTGCGAGCGTCAGAGTTGTAAGGCTTGTGCCGTCTGCGAGCAGTCCCTTGATTCGTGGGCATCCGCCAGCATTAACCGTAAGTATCCTTGTGTTGCGAATATCTATCTCCTCAAGGAAAGGCATCATGCCAAGGTTCAACGCCGACAGTATATCATCAGTGTACGATGGATTGTAGTTCTCTCCGCCGATGATGAGCTTGCGAAGCAGGTTGCAATCAGCAATCATCCAGTTGGAGTTCTTCGGTGTGCACCCGCTTAGGTCAAGTTCACCAAGTTTGTCGGAGCCGAAGATGTAAATCAGTTTGCCGCCGACACCAGTTGCCGCCTCCGTGAAGGTGTGGCTCTCTCCAGTCTTGAGATAGCAGGAATATTTCGCGCTGCTGGTGCTGTCCACGCCCATGCCGAAGTAACCGTCTTGCGCTGCGGTAATCTTCAAGGTGATGGCACCCATCACACGAGCCTGGAAGAAGTGCTTGAACAAGTCGCCGGTCTGGAAGAATCCGTCACGGTACGCGAAGCGCTTGCGCTGGAACGCCGGCAGGCTCTCAAGGCGCAGACCATGCAATGCAGGGTAATGGTTATCCGCTGCCGTAGCGGTCTCGATATACTTGCGCTGGCCGTCGAAGCTGCTCACCACCTTAGGCCACTTCAAAATACGGTTGGTCATCCAATAGCGGTAGCAACCTGATGTGGAGAAAATCTCCAACCCCGTCTTGGTCTTTGTCGCACGCATGGCTGCCGCCGTGTCGTGGAGCGTAAGCTGTGTGCCGTTATCGTCAATCCAGACGCCCTCGCCCTTTGCGAACAAGGCGTAAGACTGGCGGAACATCACGCCGTCCCAACCCTGATACAGGTGGCTGTTGGCACCATCCATATCCCACGGAATGGTGAGGTAGCAGTCGTTGTCGGCCTCGTCCACACTGTCACCATCATACCAGTGGTTGAAGTAGTAGCGCATGTTGCCGTCAGTTTCCTTATACACGGCAATCATCATATTCTTCGCACGCTGGTCAACGGTTGCCTTGTAGTCTGATGCCACCACATAGAGGTTGTTTGAATGTGGGGAGAAATACTTGTGCATTTCCCTCTGCCACTTCAAAAGGCGGTTCTCTTTCGTGCCCGCAACACTCTTGCCGCCAAGCGTGATGGTTGTAGATGCTCCAGCACCATTAAACACCTTCTCGCTCCCATCAGGGTTGAGGGCTGCGTTTTCCTCCGCATTGTCGGTGAGGTTCTGGTTGCACTGCTGGCAGAACTCCAGCTCACGGAACAGCTGGTAAGGCACTTTCTTTCCCTTAGCGAACAAGTCGTTGAGGTCATCATCATCTGGATAGCGAACTTCGTAGTAGGTTGACCACACAGGCACATCGCCATCGTCGGTGTGCAAGGTTTTAAGCATGTCGTCCACACTGTTCACGCCCTGCTGCCAGCAGAACTCCTGATATTGGCGATACTCGTAGCACTCCACAGGGTTGAGCACTCTGCCCACGATGGTCCATCTGTTTGTGGACTTGTCGTAGGTCATAGTACCTGTGGTGTCGCGCCATGTGCCACCAGTGTACTTGTAGAATTTTCCGTCATTACTGCGGTAGACAGTTGCCCAGTCGTAGTTATCCACGCTATCCTCGGCAATCTCCGCACCAGTCTTATCAACTTCCACAAACTCGCTCACAGCATCGGTTTCCGTCATCTTGCCGGTGCCGTCGTTCTCGATGAATCGAGTTTCCGGTCCGCAGAACTCACTAATCATATAGAGGGTGCCGGGGACGAGTGTTGACGAGCCAGCGAGTACGGTAGCCTTGTAAGCGTCAATCTCCGTGCCTCTCGGTGTGACAAGCTCCGTGAAATCGCCATAGTTCACACAGCCCTTGTTATAGCCTGGCACATCCTCGAAGCCGAAGAAGCGAGGGTTGCCCTTATCAACATTGAAGTTCGCTTTGCTGTGGAAATAAGCGTTCTCTGGCAATGTTGCTGCCTCTGCGCCCTTGTCTTTACCAATCCTGTTGTCGGTACGGAAAAGTGCACAGGTGATGCCGTCAATAGAAGTGTGCAGTTCCTCGCTCTTGTCGGTGTTGAAGTTCTGTGCAGGGGTCATGTAGTCACTGCCGAGCGCAATCTGAACATCGTTCATCTGCTCCATAAGTGCGCAGTTGTTTGCACCTGCACTGTCAGAGTAGTCCACCTTGATGGTGATAGTGCGGATTGGCGTGCTGCCTTCCTTGACACGGATTTTCTTCGAGCTTGCGAGCTTTTGGGCATCGTCGAATTTGGAGAGAATATCCACATCTCCGTTGTACATCGTACTGATTTCCTCCCTCGTGTGGAGCAGGGTGATCGACTTGCATTTCTTGAATTTCGCCTTTTTATTCTTGATGGCGTATGCGAGAGTTGAGGTTCCTTGGTTCGTCACAGGAACAGCCTCAACCTTGCAGTTTGCCCATGGGCGGTCTGGGAAGTAAAGATACAGGTCCATCAGCACCGAGGTCTTCTTATCCTTGATGCCCTCGATGTAGTCGGGGTAGTAAATTTCGCTATCAGTTACAGCAGAGCCGTCCTTACTGAGGTTCTTGTCCGATGTTCGTGTCATCACACACACCATAATGCCACGGTCAAGCAGTTTCTGCATGTCTGGGCGTGGCTTTGTCACACCCTCGGCGGTAACGTCTGTCATAACCTGGTTATGCTCGTACTCGGTGAGCATCGCCTTCGTGTCGGTAAGGTTGATGACATAGTTGTTGAACGCCTGAATGAAATCGTAGTATGAGTTCCATCTGGTTATTTCAAACAAGTAATCGTCTGCGTCATTTCCGTAGAAGTGGATATTGTCGGTGAAGTTAGGGAATGAGCTTGACACGTCGATTGGCACACTCGCAGCCATATCACCGTTCTGATACACCTTGCACAGCATAATGCCGCTGTACGGAGCCATAGACTGGGGTTCGATTACGATATCAAAGCGATATTCCACATCGTCAAGGTACGAAGTTGCGGCAGTAGTGAACACAGATTTCAGAGCATCATCGCTGTCGCCGTTGGTGGTGACATAGAACTTCTCGCCAGTCATGACGAAGCCAAGACGCTCACCCATGCACCTGATGATTCGTGCGTCACGTTTCGCGATGTTCTTAATCTTGCAGGTGATTGACAGCGCAAGACCATTCTGCGGAATGAACGGACTTGCAAAAGGCTGGTCGGTACATACAGCTTCCACATTCTCTGCGATACGCAATGCCATTCTACCCTCTGGCAGCTCTGTGCCGAAGTTGTCGGCTACAAAACCGTTAGAGGAATAGTTGGACCCCTTCACGTCAATTCGAATTTGAGTGCCGTCTGACGCTTGGGTCTTGATGGTCTTGTCTGTATCTGAGTTGCTCCTTCCTGCAAGGCTAATCTTGTAATATGCGCCCTCTGTTTCAGCAATAGCGAGCAATGAGCCGTTGATGTCCACCTGCATTTTCTCCGCAAGGTGGATTTCTTCGCACACTGCATCAAACACGAGCGTATCGCCATCGGAGTAGCCTACAATGCGCTTCTCGACGGTGTAATACTTGTTTCGGTACATCACCCTGTTAGCAAGCACCTCACTTGTGTTTTTGGTGGTGTTGTTCACCACCACATCGACAGTTGGGCTCATGGAGTTGCGCTGATAGCAAGCCACATCAATAGACAAGGTTTCAAACAATTTCACCTTTCCTTCGGTATCGTCACTCCAGCGTGCCACAACGATAGGCTTGTTATAGTCTGCCACACTCTCACGCTGCTCAATGACCATCACAGCCGTGTGCAGCACATTGCCCTTGGTTCCGCTCGCAACGTCTGTGCCTTGAATGCGGATAGGGTATGCGCCATGGCCAAGACCAGTCGGGTCTATTGAAACGTTGTGTGGATAGGTGTCGTTGATTACGGTGTCCTGGAGCGTCTGCCACTCGCCATTCTTGTAAATCTCTACAAGTGTTCTGATACCCTTATCGGACGCGTTGTTTGGGAAGCGGTACATCGGAATAGAGGTTTTCGGGCCTCCTACTTGCAGGGTGGTCTCCTTCGTGTAGTTGAGGGTCTGCACGCTCTCACATGTCACGTTGATTGACACGATGCTTATGTTCTTGGTCGCTGTGTTCCCGCTGTCGTCGGTGACGATAGCCTGCAATGGCAACTCTCCGGCATCGGCACAAAGCGAACTCAAATCGAACTCAAATGAGTAGTCAGTCAGCGTGGCACTCGAAGCCTTGCGAGGTGTGAAGAATGCGACGCTGTTCTTGGTGGTTCTGTTGACGAAGGTCACGCTCATGATACTGTTTGAGGTTTCCTGCGCTCCGACCTTTGTCACACTCATGATAGCGGCCTTCACAACAAAGCTGCCGCCAGCCTTTCCGTAGAATGGGTTTTCCTTGAACGCGATAGCAACAGTTGTTCCCGTTGAGCCTCCGCTTCCAGTGCCGACGGTGAACTGCATCTGGTCGCCTACATCATCGCCATCCGCATTGACGAGCTTAATCTTCACCACACCCTCAGTTTCGGTGTCAATGTCAATACCGGCAGGCATGTGAGTGTATGCGCCACCTGTTGACAGCGCATCCTTACCGCCCTTTTCTGGGGTGTCCGAAGTGATGACATCTGAGCCTCCGCCACCGAAGTCCTTCCAAAGACCTACCTCACCGAAGCCGCTGACCTCACCTTGGAACTGCTTAGTCTCCATCACATTCTCTGCCGTGCGGTAACTGATGATAAGCCCCTTCTTTGCATAGGTGACACCAGTCTCCTTCTGATATTCGATGAGGCGGCTTACAGCGGTAGCCAAGGTATAGAACTCACCTATGTGCGGAGTGCCACATAGATTGTCGATTACAATGTAATTCTCACTGCCGGCAGCAAGCGAGCCGAAATCCTTCCAGTTCTCGGTGTTGTACCAGTTCACCTCTGAAACGGTCTTTCCGATATACTGATAGGTTTTCCAAATGCCTGATCCGACCTCAAACGAGATAATCAGGCCGCTAACAGCCTTTTTGGCGTTCCATGCGGCATGGACTGCGCTGAGTTTCTGGTTCTCGGTGTCGCAGAGCACATAGTAGCCACTTATCGGCACCTCATTGGTGGCGTTGAAGATACTACTCACGGATGAGCCACCGAAGCCGCCCCAATCCTCTGCGTTGCCCCAATCGTTGCCGCCCCACTGGTAGTTCTTCAGTTCGTCACCAGCAGACAGAGCCACAACAACACCCTTCTTGCGAATGCTCTCGTAATCATCGCCAGCGGTCAAAACGAGGAACTTGTCAAGCGAAAGACTGTCAACACCCACAAGAGCGTTGCCATTGAAGAACAAACGAGGCGCTATGCTCTTATCCAGTTTCTCAACAGAGGCTGATATATTGCTGATTTGCTTCTCAATCTCCTTTACGGTAGAGCCTTTCGCCAAATCCAACTTCACCAATGACCAGTTGCTAATGGACGGTAAATCGTTTGGAATGGTGTAAAGCAGTAATCCCACCTCTCCTTCGCCAAGCGTGAAATACACTGTCTCCTGCTGCGCTGAAGATATATTTGTTGGGAAGTTGACATACTCGCCTGGCGTGGTGCAGATATAGAAGATGTTCTCTGATGGCGTGCCAGGGTCTGTGTCGAGGGCCGCCTTGGCGATGAACTTGTAGCCATACCCCTTCATCTTGTTGATTACACCGTCCAGTTCTTTTTTGGCAGTCCCGATTTCCTCTGTGACGCTTTTTCTCAGATTCTGAATATCGGTTTCGGTGGTCAGATTGCTTGGCACCTGACTGCTTTTCAACTTGCCATCGCCGTCAAGCGTGGCAATTCCGCTGGGTTTGCCGATGCTGTTTGACAGTTCCGTTACACCTTTCTGCGCATTGTTTGCGGCAGTAACCGCAGTCTGCGAAGATGTGTAGGCACTCTCAAGCTTCACCTTGTCGGCAGCGGTGATGATGCCGCTATGCTTGTCGGTGGCCACCGGCACACTGACGGTCTTCGCCGCATATCCCTGCTGCTTGATTGTGAGTGTTGCCGCAGATTCAGTGACATCGAACGCCACATTCTGCACAAGCATCTTGGCCACGTCGGTTTTGATACTCTCGGCATCCAAGTTGGCGAACGCAGAGACCAAATCACGCAACACGGCGAACGACACCTTCTTTCCGCCGGCAACCTCGAAGAAGTCGCCCTCGGAAAGCGTGGAAACGGCTGTCAACTGGCCAATGCTTCGGCTATTCGTCCGAATGGAGGACAGCACGGCATCAATAATGGATTGTTTTTCCTGCTCAGTCATATTGCTTAATCAATTAAACGGTTAATATTATCTGTTGTGCTACGGTAAATCTTCTCTGCCTCCGCATCGTCAATGCGACGGATTACAGCCTGGTTCTGCGCCTCAATCTTCGGGTCGATAACCTGCGCCTTGCGGAGCATCTGCGTAAACACGAAGCTGTCGAGCCCATCAACCAGCGTCTGTATCTGCGGAGCCTCTGAATCGCTCCGTGCGTAGCGGTCGCCGTTGAAGTAGACATAGGAGCAAGTCAGCAGACGGTTCAGCAGCTCGGCATACCACACAGGGACACCGATGGCGTTGCCCATTGTGAATGTCTTCATCGTGTAGTCGTGGGCGAACAGTTCCACAATATCCTCACGCTGGGTTGTGAACTGCTCATTGCTTACCCCGAACTGCCAGCCGTTATCCTTGAAACCGCCCGGCACACGGAAGTCGAAGAAATAGACCATGTGGTCAATGACTGACACCACATCCTCCCTCTGCCTGTTGTCCTTGAAGCGGTACTGAACAAGCGTCGTTCGAGAAAGCAGGTTGGCATCGTCGGTGACACGGAACTCTTCACTGGTGAGGTTTCCGACGGTGAGTTTGTAGTGACCGACAGACAGTCCTGTAAGGACGGTGAAGAACACCACCTTGTCATCGTTCATCTTCCACTCGTTCCACTCGACAGGGCCGATTACAGAACCCGTGTGCGCGTCGTTGAGGCTCGCTGATGGCGCCGTGTCGCCAGCGGAGGCTATCACCTCCACCAGTATCTGGTCAGTTGGAGCCCACAGCTGAATGAATCGGGACGGCATACCGTCGGAGCGGTTGGCCTCGCTGAAATGCAATGGGGTGAATGGACTTATCTTCATAATGCTGTTATGTCTTTTACAATCAATTTATACTCTACGCCGTTGAGCCTTCCGAAACGGGCCTCTGCCTCTCTGATGAAACCAGTGTAGCGGTAGCCGCCAAAGTCAACCTGAACAAGCGCGTTGAGGTCAGAAGGCAGCGCCATATCATCGGTGGTGAACTCTATCACTCCAGCGGAGAACAAAGCCGCACCTGACGGAATTTCAATATCAGCGAGGGCGTTGTTTCCGTCACTGGAAGTCATGGTTAGGGTGACAGCCTTGCCATTGCCAACAGCCGCTATATACGCCTTGTTGTTGTCAACACACACTGCCGGAGCAAAGGATTTCTGGTTACTCGGTGCGTATGTGGTAACACCAGTTGAGTGGTCCGACACTATGCGGACAAAGAACACATCCTCATCCGACTTGTCGTCCTTCGTCTCGCTCTCGCTCTTACGCGCCGTGAACTCTACGCCGTAGCTGTCGGCGCGGTACTTGCTCACAAGAGAGAGTTTCTTGTCGGTCAATGTGTAGCCGGTGGTGTAGTGGTTCGTGAAGTTGGTCTCAAGGCGGCCGTCAATCTCCCCGTACTCCTTCTTCGAGTAGCCAGCATCGACCTGCGAGTATATGATGCCGTCCTCAACATCAAACTTGAAGTCGCTGACATTCTCAATCACCTTCACCACATCGGAAGTGAACACATCGGAGCGGTGGACGAACTCCAACACGTTACCATCTGCACGGTATGTGTAGCCGAACACAGACGACATCCAGTCAGCGAAATTCCCGAACGTGGTGTATATCTTCGCATCGTATATCTGTCGCAAGTCCTCTGCCGCAAGAAGCCTGGTGCTGGAGAGCATACCACTTGCGTCTTCTGCTATGGTGGCAGAATACCCATCCCCGGCAATGCTCTTTACAAGCCTGTTGATGAGTTCAAGTGGAGAAATCCCACGGCACGACAGCGTGGAGCGTACTGGGTCTGCCCATGTCACATTCATCTCGCCGTCAAGCAGCACCATTTTTCCTGAGAGCTCAAGATATAGCACCGCTCCATCGTTGCCGGCAGGGATTTCGCATGTTCCTCTGCCATTGTAGGAGATAGATCCGCTGTATGGAGTTACGCCATCGTCAGATACTGTTCCATCGCTGATGTCGCGGTCCTGATAGTAGTCCTTCGCTGCGCCCTTGTTCACCCATGCGCCATTGCGGTACTCATACACGACATTATTCTCCCAGTACGAGCCGTGCGTGTAGTCATTCTCACTGCCTACCACGCCAAAAATACCATTATGGTCGCTATCGAGCATACCGAAATAGTCCTTTGCCATAGACTGTAAATTCTGAAGCGACGATGCGACATTCTCCTTTATCCTGTTGATGAAGATATTTGTTCTGTTGCCATGCACCACCTTGTACTGCAACTCATCGGAGGTAAGCGAGAACAGGGGTGTACGCTTGTTGCCACCATTCTCGTCCTCTATGAGTTTCATAGCATTGAGATACGACACTGGCACATCCGCTCCTGGGGAGAGCGTGTTGTCCTTCGTGTAGGGGCAGAAGTAGCACCTCACCTTGCCGGTAAGCCTAACGCTTACGCTTATACCGCTCTTGTTGATTTTGGCAAAGAACGAGTTTCCTGCTCCATAACTGCCTTCCTCTCCGTCCCTCACCTCGTTGCACGGCTCAAGAAACTCCTTGCTGATAACCTGCGACGAGTTTTCGTTGAGGATGGCTGTCACCGTCCCCGACTGGTTATCGCTCTTCGGCAGTTTGTAGGTAGCATAACTCGCCAACTCCACACGTTCGACATTGATGCGTGTGATGTTGAAGTCATCCACCGGATACTCATACTTCTGCGACTTCTTGCTTTTCAACTTTGACGCGAGGTCGTTATCAAGGGCGTTGATGCTTAACGCATCGTCCTCAATCTCCACTGTCGAGAAATCAAGTGCGCTCTCGTACTGCTTCTCCCATTCGTGCGTGTCGGTTATGGTGTACACAGCGACACTCGCAGATGCCTTGAAACCGTCCGAAAGGTACAGTTCCCACAGCATATCCTTGATGTCGCCTACAAACACGAACTCGGTTGAGAAAGAGCGCATCACGCCAGAGTAGTCTGTGCGCTTGAGCGAGAATGAAACCTCGTTCCAATTCTTCAGGCACTCATCGGGTATGGCGTGCTCGGTAGAGCCAATCGTCAGTATGTACTTCGTTAGCATGCCACAAAGTTAAACGCAAAAGAAATCGGTTTCTCAAAAGTTCAAATTCTTGAACGATGAGAAACCGAATAAATGAATTGTAACTATTTACTAATTAGCGTGTTTCGCCAATTTGCAAACTTCTTTTCATACTACATTACAGCCATAAGTTCACGACCTATTTTATGCAGACCTTCCACGATACGCTTACGTTGCAGTTGACGAGGTTTCTTTGTGCCGTTGGCATAGTGGCTCAACTGGCGTTCATTCATGCCAGTGGCTCGTGATATAGCGGCAAGTGTGGCGTAACGGCCGCAACTTTGCAACAAGGCGGCAGTGTCGAGCTTATACTCAAACTCGTAGTCACCTGCAGCCAACCACCCTGGCACCTCATCTCCGTCTTCGAGCATTCCCTCAACATGGAAACGCAACGTTTCAGGCACCTCCTTTTGGAGTTGTTCAAGGGTTTTGGCGGTCAGTACAACAGCGCCTGGGACATTATCGCCAAGCGATGCGCCATAGTTTTTCTCGCACCAAGATACGTTTACGATGATTTTTTCCATATCAAATAATATTTTAAATTTATCAACCTTTTGAGGGTGGAGATTATTTCCACCCTGCCTGTTTCCAAATGCTATTAAGTAAGAATTGGTTCAAGACCTCGCTTTTCTTGCCTCTCACTGTCACCTTTCCTTTCTTGGTCGGATGCTTGAATTGGCGGTGGTCGCCTGCCGACTGACCCACCTTCATCTGAGTCCAACCATCGGCTTCGAGCAACTTGATTACTTCTATTACTTTGTAGCGTTTCATTATTGTTCTTTTTTTTCTAACACTACAAAGGTAGTAAAAATAATACTATTTACAAAATATTTTGCCGAAAAAATTCAATCTGTAAACATTTTTCTGAAATAATGGTTGCAACCATTACTTCACCATATAGTTTGGGCACATCAGGACATCGCCGGCAATGTAGTCGTCATAACGTATGGAGTATAATGCCTTTGCTATTACCGTGGCTGTCGGATTGGACGGCTGTGTGAACTTGCCTTCCTCGTTTATAACCATGATTGCGTCACTCGTAAGGGTGACAATCTCAATCAACCCGTGCACAAAGCCTTGAAGTTCCTTGAGCGAGAAGTCGCTTCCATTGGACGGATAGATGCCTCGCATAGTACCGTCCGCCTTGATTAGTATAGCCGCATTTTTCATACAGCCATCGCGATAAAGTTCTCAACTCGGAAACTGCGGAACGCCTGCTTTTTGGTGTCCCAGTAGCACATAGTGCCGTAGTTCGGCTTCTTTGTTCCTCTCTTCGAGGTGATGCCGGCAGGGAGATTGCAGAGGGTGCCGTATGCGACGCGGGCACTGCCGTCCACTTTCTCGTAGAAGAACTTGACAACGCCACTGCGCATCTTCTTCGCAAGGCGGTAAAGCTGCCACGCTTTCTTCAATGCGTCGCTCCAGGAGATAACTGTTGTCAGAAAAATGTGGTGAGCATAGCTCATAACTCTAACACGGAAATTAATTTTAGTATTCATAATCAAGTGAATTAAATGTTTGACTTTTAATGTTTTACACTGTAAAGATAATCATAATTAGCGAAAAGCGGTTCTCTTTTTTGCCGTTTTTTTTGCTGTCAAACCATTTTTAACCTATTAGTTCACAACGGATTCGCTATTTAACATTGACCAACTTTGACAGCATTTTCCGTGCATCGTGTATGCGACGCTTTACGGTCCCCGAAGGCACGCCCCTGGCGTTGGCAATCTCGCCAATCATATACCCCTTGGAGTAGTCAACGAGCGTGCCGATTGCTACCGAATGGCTGTCCATCTGGTGAATAATGGCGAGAATGTCGTCCACTCTCGCCATCTGGTCCGCCTCCTCCGTCCCTGGCTCGTCCCACTCACCAAGCCGTTGGGTGTGCGTGGTTGAAAGCCTCTGCTCCGTGTTCCGCCAAAGATTGCGCATAATTGCCCGACACCACGTCAGCAACGGTCGGCGGTCATCGTATCTGTCGCGTGCCTCAATCGCCCTGCATACCGCTTCGGCAGCGAGGTCATGGGCGCGCTCATCGTGGTAGTAGTACAGCTCGGCTATCCTTATCAGCTTGAAGTACACAACCACGATTTCATCGTCAAAGCTCACGGCTCAAGCGCAGCATCTCCCGGGCAGACTGACGCATGGCTGTGATGATGTTGTCTAACTTGTCGTCACGGAGGCGACGCACTTCTCTCTCTAATACGTCCAACTCACAGCGCATCGCGCTTACCTCTCGGCGAATGGCTCGAATTTCATTTCTCAATCGTTTCATATCCGCAAAAATCAGTAATTACATTTACTGTTATTACCATTTTTGCGGTCATAAAGTTCGGTTAAGAGTGAGAATTAGCGATTTTTGGACGTTGTTTAGCCCTATTATTTACCCTTTTAAGTTGTTGAAATTGCGGAGTTTAGAGCGAAAAAAGGCTCTAAATGGCCGTTTTTTGGTCTGTTTTTACGCCCTTTCGGGAGGTAATTAGACAAAAAATCCCAGAAACAGAAGTCTCCGGGATCGTTTTGTCGAAAATTGTCTCTAAATCCATAGAACATATGCAACTTGTGGGTTACATCCTTCCCCATTTAAGCCTGGTAACTTTTGGGGATGGAAATTTTCTTTTATAGGTTCTCTTGTAAGGCTCTTTTTGTGGGTCAAATGAGAATAAGAAATTACCCATATCGGTTCTAATTCCCTCATTATCTCCTGTAAACACAATAACATGAACCTTATATTTATCCTCATATTGAAACGTATAAGTCTTCCCAACTGTGAATTGGGGAAATCTGCTGTTATTTCTGCACTTACACTTCATTGTAGTAAAAGTTTTAAGTTATTGTTTTCTATATATAATATTAGATGCAAAAAGTGTACCAAAGTTTAATTTGACGGTCTAAATGGCATCATTCAACAGTAAAATATTCCTGATTTTGGCAACAAAGGGGTGCGGAATATTCCGCACCCCATCTAACGCAATGATATACAATGAAATAGGTGTCACAAAAACATACTCATCATTGGCGGTATCTTCGCCATTTGTTTGTTGCGTTCCACTGCCTGACGCACGAGGTTGGCATATACAGCAGCATTGGTGGTGGCTGGGTCGATAGACATCTTCAAGGTGGACATCACGAAAGCAATCTCTCCAAACCATGCCTTGCGCATATCGGTGACGGTCTGCTTCTTCTTCTGACCCCGTTCCTCGGAGAGTTCAGCCAGTCGCTTAATCTCGTACTTGACTTCATCGAGTATCGCATTGCAACGGCTCTTGATGGCTTCTTCACTTTTAAGTAAATTCTCGTTCACATCCAGTTCAAGAAGCACATCTTTCGCCATGTCGCTGCGTCCCTGGCTAATGAGGGCGAGGCAGATATGCAGACACGCCTCCTTCATCTGCAACTTTTGAATTTCCTCTGCCTCTATCATGTCAATCTTCGCCTGTGTTGGCGTGGCAAGTTCCTTGTACTCAGACATGATCTGCTGGGCGCAGGCGAGTTTGACGTTCTCGGTCGGGGTCTCGTCCTTGTCGAGTAACACGGACGCGTCGCCACACGACAACTCTATGAGGTTGTGCAGGGTCAATTGGTCGAGTCGGGTTTTCATATTCTGCTGGCGATATAAGCGTTGAACTTCTGGCGTTTCATTTCACGAGCCATGCGGTCGCTGAATTGGTTGAGAGTCTTAGTCACGGCTTTGGTGTTGGCAGCCATGCGACTCTCCAGTGCCGAGTAGTCGTTGATGACTATCGGCTGGCCAGTGGCACGGTCACGAGGAACAGCGGTAGGCAACGAAGCACCCAACGACAAAAGGTCTTGCGCCGTGACATCGGGGAACACCTCCGCACCTTTCGGCAGGTCAAGCAGGGTCGGCTTATCGGGAGTGACCCAAGCCTTGCCGTCGTACATCACCAACTCCTGACATCCACCATCACCGACGAGAGCAAGACCGCCGGGGTGTGGTTTCCCTTTCGTACCCTCTGCATACGCCTTGATTGGCTGTGCAAGTGCAGTGGCAAGCTGTATCGCTCCCATGGCACCGATAAATATTGCTCCTGGAATGCCGGCAGGCCATCCCAACTGAGCGTATGTCTGCATAATACCCAATGCAGTAGCCATCCCTATCTGAGCGATAGTATTCGCTTTCTCCACCATCGCCTTGCGGTACTCGATTTGAGCCTTCTTCTTCTCCAGTTGCTCCTGCTTCGCTGCGGTGGCGGCAGCGGCATCACGCTTACGGATTTCAGCCTCTTCGGTTGTGATTGCTCCATGCTCGGCAAGGTAGTCAATGTGGCTTACTTCCTGGTCGTAACGCGTCTGCTCCGCCTCAAGCAGTTCCTCTATCTTGGCGATTTGGTTGTCGTAGATGGCGGTGACGAAACCACTAATTTTGTCAATAGCCTCACCGGCTTTCTGCATCCAGTCTTGCAGGTTCTGTATCCTCTTTTGTTGGGCATCTTTCTCTTTTTGGGCGGCTTCCTGTGTGGCATCAGCCTCTCTCTCTTTTTGGGCGATTACGGCATCTGTGGTAGCGGTTCTGATACCGATTTCAGCGTCAGCAAGAGATTTCAGTAGTTCCATCGCTTCGTCGTGGGTCAAACCGTATGCTTCAAGAATAGTAGCGGCAGCATCCAATTCACCATTCTTGACCATTGCGGTCAGTTCTACAATCATGTCCTCATCAACGGCACCGATAGCCTCAAGTTGTTTTATCAGTAAGTCATATTGAGCCTGAGCGGTTTTGATGGCGTACTGTTCCGAAAGATGGGCGGTCTGTTCCTGATAACGCTTCTTTATCTCGGCAATCTTCTCCTCGTTGCCCTCGACTTCGGCGAGTTCCTTTGCGTACTTTTCTTTGAGTGAGTTGAGGTCATTGGTGTACTGGGCATCACGCATCACTTGCTCCGCTTCGCCTTGGGATAAGGCTTTCTCAATCTCTTTTTGGGCGAGTTGTTGCTTGTGCTCAAGTATTTCATTATCGAGTTTCTTTTCTTCTTCTGTGGCTTGATGTTTAATGCCTTCGGTAATATCAGCTGTTGCCGCTTCAACTTTAGCGATTGCTTTCTGTTTCTCTTCCTCACTCATTTTAGAGGCTTTAATGTCTTCTTTCAAGTCATCACGCTTCTTTTCAGCTACAGCAATATCATTTTCTTTCTTTTGCCTTATACGTTTTTTCTCCGCATTCAACCAATCCTCTGTGTACTTCTCTTCCAATTCACTCGCATAGGAATAGCCACTAAGCAGAATTGCGTTTAATTCATTTTGAATATCTTCTGCATTCTTTACTTGTGGTGTATTTTTCCCACCACCGCCTTTGGATGGTGTATTTTTCCCACCACCGCCTCCATCTCCACCAGCGAAGTTTGCAGGTTCAAGACCTCTATTTTTGACGAAATACTCCCATGCACGCTTTGCCATAGCATCATACCTGGCAGCTACTCTGTGCATTGCTTCGAGTGCAGCTTTGTTTCCTTGTTCTTTTGACCAAGTCGTCATTCGCGAAGCCTGTTCAGCGGTCAGCCAGGTTGTTCCACTTGGTATGCCTCCGCCATATCCATCGTATTTTGCGGCTTCTTTTTGGTCGTTGTTCATTGTAAGTCCAGCCTTTGCGAAGTCGCTACGGCTAACTCTATCGCCTTCCCTGTAAACTTTGTATTTGAATGTGGAAAGTTTCTCAAGTTCCTGCAACTTCAACTGGGTGATGCGGATGTACTCGGCATAACCTGCCATAGCCATGGCACGACGCTTGATTGCTTTCTCAACGTTAGGGGTGTTATTCATGTAGTTTTTCTCCACGGCCTGCACACTTCCAACGCTGTCAGCACTTTCGCCTGCCGATTTAGCCAAAGTCTCGAAATCACTTTTATGCTGAACCAAATATTTGCGCTTTGCCGCAATGTCATCTCCGAGGGCGTTCCATTGCTCACGCATCACCTTATACTTGGCAATCATCTCACCGGCACTATTGCCAAAAGACTGCGCCATGTTATTCATACTTTCTTTTCGCTCGTCAGCAGCCTTCTTGGCTTCCACATCTGCTGTGGTGGCATCTTTGGTGGCTGCAGTGTAACCTATAATCAGGCCTACCACTGCTAGGATTGCAGTAGCGAGCAGCACATAGGGGTTTGCTTTAGCCACTACATTGAATGCGGCTTGAGCAATGGTTTGTGCTTTTGTCGCTCCAGTAGCAGATGCAGTTGCTGCGGCTTCTATCTTTGATGCTGCGGCTTTTGCTTTGCTTTGTAAGATTGCGATTCCTTTCATGACATTGGATTGGCGTTGAGTGATTAACTGTAACTTTTCCAATGCCTGAACCGATTGCATCGCAATTTGCACTTTCTCCATACTTTGCTCAAGAGTTTCGTTGCTGATGCCCAAAGCTTGTGCTGCACTTGTACACAGTCCAAACACAGATATAGTAGCTTGCGCAACTTCGTTGAGTGTGTCAAAGCCTCTGGTGTCACTCGCTGAATTGCTGATGCTTTCCTTTACATCCCCCAAGACGTCTTTCAATTCACCTGCTTGCTCAGTTAACTCTCCAATTTTATGCTTCAGTTCCTGCCCGGCAGCACTATTCTTCTCTTCTTCGGTCATGTGCTGATACTCCAAAGTAGCGGCAGCAATTTCCATAGTCAGTTCTTTGAGGTCTTTTCTCAAAGACTGAGGGGCTGCATCAGCAGCAACGGCATCCATCTCGCCTTTGAGCTCCGCAATTTTTTTCGTTAGTTCAGTCATATGATTGACCATTTCCTTGCCCCTGGCACTCTCTTTCTCCTCTGCGGACAGCGCATCAAACTGGCCAGTCAAAGCGGTCAACTCAAACGAGAGGCGAGTGATTTGCTGACCTGCGGCACTATTCGCCACGGCATCGTTCACCTCTGACATGGTAGTCTTTATCAAACCGGCTTTCTCTGTCAATTGCTCGATACTGGCATTGAGTTCCTGCCCCTCGGCACTCTGCCTCTGCGCCTCGTCCATTTCGTTATACTGAAATTTCAGCGCGGTCAGCGTCTCGGTGAGTTCGTCGTAAGTCTTTTTCAGCCCGCCCTGAGCGATGGCATAGTTGCCGACATTGCGCTGGAACTCGCCCATGTCGGCGGCAAGGTCTTTCAGACGTGCGTCAAGGTTCTGTATCTCGGCTTCAAGTAACCGACCTTCTTCACCTGCTTTCTCGGATTCGTTCAAACCTTTCTGCGCCTTTTTGAGTAATTCCAACTGCTGTGAGAGGTGAACATACGACCCTTCGGCTGCATTCATTTCTTTCGCTTGGACACGGACAACACTTGCCACTTCCTGCATGGCGGTTTTCAGCCTGTTCTGCTCGGCCATTAGGTTACCGCTGCGACGTATTGCTTCGGCATCAGTAATTTGGCCATACTTGCGCATCTCCTCTACTTTCTTGATTGCTTCTTTGTTTCTTGCCAATTCTGCCGTATACTGCGCCAACTGTCTGGTGTTTTGCTCATAGGTGCCAACTATGCGCTCTGCTATATCAAGAGCCTGCAAGTTTTGCGTGAATGCGGCTCGCTGGGCCTTGTTGACCTTTTCTTGTTCCGCCAACTGCCGTGAAATGGTATTGGTGGTGTTGGCTATAACCTGCTGCTGCTGTTGCAACTGCTGGGTGTACTGCTGGGTGGCTTGCGTGGCACGCTGCATCACGTCATTGGATAGCTGGCGAAGTGCGCTTAAATCTCCTTGCACCTCGACAGGTATCTTTAGCCCCTTCGCGAGTTCCATGGCACAATCCTTGAACTGCGCCATCGTTCCCTCCATCTTGCGGTCAAGTTGCTCCAGCTGGTCCAATGCCTGTTGGGCAACAAGGTCGGTAATCAATGTTTCGTTTGCCATATCAATACTGCGTTATGATTTCGATAATTTCTCCTTTTATTTCCGCTCCCTCGCTGACAAAACCATACTTCCCGTCAACGGTGCGGTACAACACTTGCGGACGGTCCAGCAAGACCGCCGTTTTCCTGGCCAGTTGCGCCTGTCTGTCGCGCTCCCTCTGCCACTGCTCTGTAACACATCTGCAACTCATAAGCTCATGAACCACCGCCTCAACCAAGGCATAAGATAGTTTGTGTTGAAATGCGACACAGCCGGGGCACTCAATGCGAAAATCTGTGAACCGTACTTCCTCTCGACCTGTGGACCGCCGTCCCAACCGAAGGTGAATATCTCCACACCCTTAGACACAGCCCTCGCGTCGATACTGCCGTGGAATGTGCCAAAGATGAATAGGTTAGGCTGGTCTATTGACCTCGCAGGTAAACCAAGGCGACTGCTCGCAACCGGTGGCGTGATGCGCATCTTCCAGTCAATGTACCTTTCCGGGTGCATATAGCACGACACCCAGTGGTCGGCCACCTCATTGAAGTAGCCTGCGTTGCGGTTGAGGAAATAGGGGTCCTGGGAGTATGACGGAAACAGCGGTGCGCCACGACCGTCAATGCCCGAATACAACTGCTCACGCACAGACACAACCATTTCCCTCTTGTTGTCGTCCATGCACTTGACAATCTCGGACTGTATCATATCTTTCGAGCGACGTATCTTGTCGCGCATCTCGGCTATCGTCATAGTGGTGGTGAATAAAAAAGGGGACACGTCGTAGCGGCGTGCCCCCGTGGGTGGTTTACTTCTTTTCGGTAATCCGCTTGTAGACGTCCGCCAACATCTTCTTGCGGATATCCTTGTCGCGGTCAAGCCAATGGACTTCGATGTGAGCCTTGATGAACTCTCGCTCGGTCATCCGCTTGACTGACGCATCGACAAAGGTTACTCCGTTGTACTTCATGCCAAATGTGGCTCAATGCCGTAGATGCCCTTCACTGCGAGGGTGGCAGCCGACTTGAGCGTGGCGGTTGTTGTGCCCGAATCCATTGTGAGGGTAAGGACCTCCTTTACGCTGTCGTAAGTTGCCGAAGTGGCACCGGTGAGCACCTCTGCCGCATTATCGGCGATGAGCTGGCCATACTTCGAAGTGGCGTCGCCCTTGCCGTAGAACTCAATCAACTTGTAGTCGTTGCCCGATGAGCCGACCTTCTCCAGCGTCACTGGCATAAGGCCATAGACTGCGGAGAGAGCATTGAAACCGAGAGGAACGACATCGAGGTTCATGATGTACTCCTCAACATCCTGATATACCACATTCACAACAAGCGAAGCCTTGTCGCTCGCACCTGGGTGGTCGTTGCCACTTGGGTAAATGGTCACAGGGACACCTGCGAGAACATCCGTGCCGTCGTTGAGGCCGTAGATGTTGTTCTTGATGTCGATGAGGTACATGTCGAACTCTTCCTCAACATTCTTGAGGATTTGCGCACGCAGGTAGTGACGGTACCTGTCGAGCGTGAGGGCGTCGGTTCGTGCGCTCATGCCGTTGTAGGCATTTGGACCGTAACCGACTTGGCTGGTCTGTGCTTCGCCGCCGTTGGGCTCCCAGTTGATGATTGTAGGGAAACCGTAAGCGCGGTTTGGCACATCTGCATGGCAGGCTGTGCGGAGTGCGTCCATAGTCTCGTAATCGAGCTTAACGCCGTGTTTTGTCAGCACAAGTGCCTTGATTTTGTCATAGTCGATTTCGCAAACCGACTTTCCAGTGAAGAAACCTACACCTGGACACGTTCTAATTCTTGCCATAGTTATAATCTACATGATTGGTTATTAACTTTAATTTCAAGCGAGCGGATATCGATAGCGTCAATGGGTTCGCTCACTTCCTGACCGCTCGGCGTTACTGCGCCATAGCGTCCATAGTCGAAGTTCTTACTCATCGTGTGGGGAACATACTCAAGAGCTCCATACGCCCAGTCAAAACGCTGGTCGGACAACAATACCTCAATCAGTCTCTCGTAGATCGGCAACAATATGCGCTTGAACGAAGTCTCCATACGCTTCTCATTACTCCAGTCCTTCCTTGATGAACATGCGATGATGAGGTTTATCTTCGTCTTGTACTGGTAGTCGCCTGAATCGACAGTCACAACATTCGGGGTCTGCAAGGCAATCAGAGGGAACTTCACCGGCATGGCGTTCGCACCCTTTGACCGCATGTCAAGCATATCCTTCACATACTGGGCAGAACCGAAGATGTAGTTGATGTCCACACCGTCCAGCTCATCGGTAGTGCCGTCTGTCTTGGTCTTGGTGATTATCACAGACTTGCCGACACTCTCGACTATACCCTTGAAAATATCCTCTATCTGGTCCATCATATGTTGTACTGGTTAATTTGAGTTATCATTTCAACATTGTAATAAACATCGTAGTCGCTCAATTCCGCCCACTCAACGAATCGCTTGTTGAGCTGCACCATATCGTTCCATACCTTCACCATGCGCTGGCGTGGAGGCTGGTTCTCGTTGGCGCTCTTTATCTTCACCAAGCCCGTGACGGTCATGTTCTGGTTGACATCGCCAGCAAGCTTGAAATAGACATAGTGGGCGAACGGCATCCGAAGGTGGCTGCAAAGCTCCTCCGCCTTTTCATCAGTATAGCCGTCGTCTGCCTCGCACTTGGAGAGGTAATCGGTGACCACTGACGCGACACCCTTGCCGACCATCTTCAACAGGAACTCGTCCTGATACCACTCAATGTAGCCGTTAATGCACTCCTGCACATCGGCAGCATTGTTGTCGAGGTCGTCAATGGCACGTGCGTTCATCACTTGCAACGGACCGACGTAGAAATATGAGCAATCTATGAGGTTCATTTTACGATATTACTTTTTACCCTTTTTTGGCTTCTTGCAGTCTGTGACAGCGACATCCTTATCATCGCTCACATCTGCGCTCTTATCATCTTCTTCACCGATGGTGAGTGCTTCTTCACCAATGGTAGGTGCTTCTTCACCGATGGTAGGTGCTTCTTCACCAATGGTAGGTGCTTCTTCACCAATGGTAGGTGCTTCTTCACCAATGGTGAGTGGGGTGAATGTGATTTCACCCCTCAACACTCTGATTCGGTTCTCTTGAAGCAGTTTAGCCAAAGCGGGACCTTCAACTATATACTTCATAGGCGGTTTATTTAGTTACAGCAGTCTTGAGTGCTGCGAGGTCGCCATAGGCGAACGCCCAAGGATTGTAAATCGGGAAGATAATCTCTTCCTGGGCAATAAGCACAACCTGATTGGTGAGCTTGGTCTCTACGTCCTCAGCCCACTCAAGGTTGAGGTTGGTGTAGTCAACGAGCGCGGCAGCAACTGCCGAGAAGTCGCCGACAAGGTACTTGCCTGCTGGAATGCCAGTGTACTCAATGATAACACGACCTGCGATAGTCTTCACTCCTCCGTTGTTCTGGACGAGATCCAGGTTGCGACCAAGGGTGTCCTTCTCGCTCTCGATGGCGTTTACGGTGATTGGGTTCAGCACGATAGCGGTAGGAGTGTACTGTGCGTAGGTCATCACTGCAAACGCGGTCTTGATGATATCAAGGCTGTTAGGAGCTTCAATGCTCTTGAAGCCGCCGTTGTTCACGACGAAGGTCATCTTGTCGACGGTGGTCTCTGCGGTCTCCAGTTTGATATCTGGGAAAAGGAGCTGACGGTCATTCATCTTGATGACATCTTGAACCGAGTTGAGGGCGGTCACATTGGTGGCACCTGCAAACTTGATTTTCATGCCGTCGAGAATTTCGGGGTAGGCGTTGGCGAACTCTACTATAACACCACCGTTGGTGTTATAGGCGGTCACACTCTTTACAGAGCCGGCAGCACCGCTTACGATAGCCTCGCTGATGATTTTCTCGATGCTCTCCACACCCTTCTTGTTCACAATACCCTCAAGGTTCTCACCGTTGCCGTCACCGAAGAGGATATTCCAGTCCTCAGCCATGTAAACGGCTTCTGGGAGCATAGCGACGATATAAGACTGGATGTACGCACGGCTTTTGAGCATTCGCTTGCTGACACGCAGGTGGGTACCGAGGCGCTTTGTGCTGACCTGGTTTTCCTTCACGCTGATGTGAGATTCTGGCAAAGTGCCGTTCTCGGTCACATAGCGGGCGTTGCGGTCCATGTTGGTGATTTCTGCGAATGCCAGCTGTGGATAGGCAGGATCGCCTTGCAAAGCGGTGAGGATGTCGCGCATGTGAAGACGCTTTGGGGCGATTGGGTTCACCACGCGGTTCTGCTGCTGGGTGATGAGGATATTTCCGCTGTAATCGTCGGTCATTGACACGATGTCCTTGAGGGTAAAGCCAGAGAAAACGCCTGACTTGCGGCTCTTGCCTTCCTCGAACTCACGGAACTTCTCGCTGTCGAACATGTCGTTCAACTTCTCTGTGAAGCTGTTGACTGCGTTCATGGCACCTGCGCCCTTCTCCTTTGCCTTGGAGATAACCTCCATGGCGCTTTTCAGCATGTCGCGCAAATCCTCGTTGTCCTTGATAACTTGAGCGAACTTATCGGCATCGTAGCCCTTCAGTTGCTCGTTGATACTCTCAAATTGGTCACTCATGTCCTCCTTGGTGATTGCACCTTCCATTGCCTTGTTGACAACGTTGCACATCGCGCCAAGAATGTTATCCATGAAACTCTTCTGTTCGGTGTCCTTGATGTTCTCAAGGGTATAGCCGAAGTCTGATTTGTCTACCTTCTTGAAGGCCATAACGATAAAAAATTAAGTGGTTAATGTTTCTCGATAGCAGCGTTGAGGCTTCCGAAGAAAGTGCCGTCGGCGGCTTTCTCCTCCTGTTCCTCTTCCTCTTCACGAGTGTCGTCTGACGGCTCGTCTTCGGTCTTCTCTGAAACAGGAGCTTCCTGCCCAAGCGTGATACTCGAATTGAATACTCTTGAATAGCAATGCGGACAGTAGGCGTACTCGGCGACGTCGGCAAGCGACTTCTGCACGAGCTCGGTGTCTATCTTACCGTCACACTTGCTCAATATAGGGTTGAGAATGGCAAGCACAGCGGCACGGATTTCGGGCTTCAGCTTGCTCATCTCTTCACGAACAATGCCGTCAGTAAACCAACGCAGGTAACTGTTGGCAATCTCCAACACCTGCTGGTCAAAGGTGTGCCTGTCGGCATCGTCCCAAACAAACTCCTGCCCACAATGTGGGCATGTCACAACGACTGCGCCCTCAAGCGCCTTGTTAAGCATGTCAAGTCTCATTTCGTATTGTTTTAATCGCTCGTCCGTGTAGCGCATCTGCAATGCGCGGCGGATGAACTCGATGTTGTCCCTAACAGTGGCTGGGTCGTCGTTCTTGATGCCTACAAGGAAAGTCTGAGGGTTGCTGCCCCACGAGGTGAGCGTGCTGTACTCCCACATCTTCCATTCGAGAACCTTACGCTTGTCCTCACTGTCGCGCTTGATGGCTTGCACGCCGATGGAGTGCTCCAGTGTGCGACCTGCCGCCGCATAAAGTTTGTAATCCTCCAGTGTGTCGCGTCCAATCTGCTTCGCGAGGTTGAGCTGGCCAACCATCACAAGGTTGCCGTCGCGCTCCTCTCCCTCAAGAGGGACACCAAGCAACTGGGTCGTGTCGTGGTTGAGAAACCACTTCATACGGGCAATGTTCTCTTTCAGCGTCTTGTTGAACGAACCCGGCATTGAGATGTCATTCTGGGAGTCAACAATACCGATGCCGTTAACGGCTACCGTGACGATGCCCTTCGCCTCGTCCAAATCATTCGCCTTCGTCTTGTATAGCAGGCGTTGATAAATCTCCTTCATCTTTTTTGGGGTTTTGGTTACTAAAAATTTTCACTCTCTCTATTTCTTCAGGCGTCATCTCCGTGACGAGCTTGTCGTACACCGGGTCCTCAACCTGTTCATATCCTTGCTGTGACCGCCAGTCGTTCAGCGTTATCAGTCCGCTCTGGAACTCAATCTGGCATCGGTCGGTAATGCTCCTGTGAACCTCCTGCTCCTCTTTCTTGCCGGTCTGCAAGCAGCTCACCTCGCTGAAATCTGCATCAAGGTAAAGGCCGTCCTGGTCAAGACCGAGGAAATGTGTGAACTCCTGGCAGAACCTCTGAACCATCGGTATAATCACCGAGGTGTAGACTGACTTCTCTGCGTTTGCCTGATTGGCGTATGTAGCCTGGTCCTTTCGAGGTATCAGCACAGGGGGAATGCCGTATGCGCCGGCTACCACTACCGCATCAGCCAATGTTTCGTCAAAAGGCTGGAGGTCGGTAATTGAAAGATTGGTGCGGACGAATGACAACTTCACATCGCTGATGCCGTAAGGGTACTTGCCGTCACCGAATCCATACATCTTGTCCGCCTCGTCAAGCACCTGCTTCTTCTCGTCTTTAGTGAGCGCACGAGTGCCCATTTCGTCACTTGTCTCGCTCACGAGCCAACCCAATCCGCCACGCTTGACGTAGATCACATTTCTTGCCTCGTACACGGCGATGAGGTTACTTATGGCTTTCAGCACAGAGCACAAACGGCTCTTCGCCTTCAATGGGTCGCTCTCGTAGAAGCCAAGCGTGTCGTCAGTGTCACGAAACACACACTGCGGAGCGATGGGATTGTGAATGAACCTGCCGTAATCGTGGTAGTATGCGTTCACCACGTCCTCAATATCGCTAACGCCATATATGTCGTCCATGGCGCTCTTGTATTCAATGGCAACGTAAGGAGCCTCAAGCGTGATGTAACGGTCACACCACTTGTAGAGCGTCTTAGAATTGACAAACACATCGCTCATGGCTGCCTTGATGTATGAGTTGCCGGTAAGCAACTTGTAGGCGAAGTGCTTCCATAGTGTGCGGTACCATGACTCGAACGCGTTAGGTCTGACAAGCAGATTGTTCGCAAACTGGTTGTCCCAAACCACTGTGTCATCCTTGAACCTCTTCAGGATAAACTTCGCACCAGCAGCACGGCTGGCTATATAGTTCACAGGCCAAGCCACCTCAGGCACGGAGTTGAAAAGCGTCACCCAGTTGGCATTAGCAACATAGGGCATGGCTATATCGTGCATCAGCTGCATTCTCCGTGCGGTGATTCCGCTGGAGGTGGTAGCAGGCTGACTTCCCTGTACAGGTGTCGCGCTCTTGGTGATGAAGCCTAATGTTTTCAGTATGCCCATGCGTAGTTTTTTTGTCTCTTTGCAAAAATATTTACAAAAAAGGTCGGTTTCGCAGAACACTAAATTCTTGGAAACCGACCCGAACAAAGAAATATGGATTTATTTGCCTAATTCTTTACTAACAACTTGATTTATAGATTTATAAATAAATTTTGCATCGTAAATAAAAAATCACACTCGTTGCTTGAGGTAATAGAATGGACTGCCAACTATTGAGAGATAGCCAGTTGTGGCAGGGAGCAGTTGACCGTAATTCCTCTTGATGATGTACTTTGTGTTCAGTGAGCGTGTGCACACTTGTTTTCCGAGGCGTGTGTCTGTGTAGAGGTAAATCATCTTTTCCCATACGCCACCGCTCATCGATTGTTTCACCACCACCTCGTCGCCGTAGTGGATGTCAATGCCGTTGATCGTGTTGCCGTACTTCTTGAATTGCGCCCAGAATTTATCCTCGTCAAACATATTGGTGACATCTTTCTCGATGTTTGCGTCATCGTCGAAGAAGTAAACATTGTTGACGTTGATGTCTTCGAGGTCGCCGACCTCAATGTGTGAATTGTAGTGGGTGCCGAACTCGTGGTCAAAGCTATCATCAACTTCCTCCACATCAAATCTCGCATTAACGCTTACGAAGAAGTGACCAATCTCAATTTCCATTGGGCAAGTGGTTTCATCTTCACTTTCTGGCGTAAACTCTGTATTCATAATCTCTTCATACAGTTTCTCGTAGAAGTCGCTTGGGAAAGAAATGTTAGTGTTCATATCTAAGACTATTTTAAATGTTTGACTTATAGTGTTTTATTCACTTATATATATGCAATTTTTGTACCCAAAAGCATTGTTTTTCCCGTTTTTTTGTCGCCTTAACATTTGCTTACAAATCACAAGCCGTTCCTCACTATGACGCGAGCAAGCCCGGAAAGTGCTGCACTCGCACCTACGGTATCGTCTGATGAGGTGTCGGAATAGTCCAGCACGTCGTTGATGAACTGCCCATATTCTGCCTCGCCAAGCATATCCGGGTTGATACGTACATGCGAGCGCACCCAGTCGGTCGTGGCCATGATGCGTGTCCGAACATCTGCGCCCATCCTCAGAACGCTTACATTACCAAGTGAGCTGCGCAGGTTGCGCACCATCTGGAAATAGGCAGGTGGACACTCCACCATGTACTGGTCTGCCGGCAAAGACATGACCGCTCGCTCTATTTCCTCGTTACCCTTGACACCACGCCTGCAAACATCGGTAAGGTGCCACCTATCACCGACACGTGCCAGACGGGCAAGGATGAACAATCCGCCAATGGACGGAATGACATAAACCGCCGTGCGCTCGTAGTCGTACTCGGTAGATGGATTGAACATATTGAACTCGCTCTCGCTGTACAAAGACCTCTTTCGTCCCATACTGAAATCCGTGTACTGCTGGCGCAACAAGTCATGTGCTATGTAGCGGAGACAGTCACTCACGTGCCCGTGCGCCTCGTACTTCTGCTTTGTCACTGGGTTGGTCACCTTCTGCTTCGCTATCGCACCGTTCTCGTCTTTCTGCACAGCCTGATAATCGTCTATGCTCACCGTGCAGTCATCATCAATACGGATTGACACACCTGGCACACGTCCATCCCAAACGGCGTTGATAAACTCACCAGTAGTGGCTACACTCGGATTACGCTTGCCGATATTGTCCACCACAACGAAGCCCTCACGCTCAAGCTCGTCAATCACCAAGTCAAAGAATGAGCGGTTCTCGCTGTCAATGGTGTTGGCAGCCTTTCCTGACGCATCACCATGCAGATACACCTTATCGCTGTAACCGTACTCTTTCAGCCTTTTGGCAATGACTTTCGCCGCCTTGCGTGCAGAGTTGTTCGGACTCTCTATCGGAAGTTCGTCAATCTGCGTAACTTGCTGAACATCGTCGGGCTTATACTCTTTCTGGAAGAATGTGGCAGTAACGTATGGCAGCACGTTGGAGTCCATGCTGATGTGGATTGGCAGTTCAGGGTTGTACTTGAACCTTCCGCACACCACGCCATGGCTGAACGAAGGGAAAAACTCGGCACCAGTGCGGATGTGCCCCCACTCACCGAGCGCATACACCTGATAGTAGTCGGGGTCGTTGATTCTGTCGTTCTCGAAGGTGGCAATCGCCTGCTGGTCGTAGTAGCCGTATTTGCCGTCTGGAGAGCCAACTACCCAAAAGTTGTTGAGGTAGGTGGACTGGATAACGATTGTGTCCGGAGCATGACGGTCATACTCACCTGTGTTCGGGTTGAGTATCATCTTCTCGCTGTTCATACGCACAGACTTCACTGCGCACAACTCTTGCGGAAGCGTCTCATTGCCTATGGTCAACGACATGGGAATATCCTGCCACGTCTCACGGTCAAACCATTTCTTCTTTATCCAGTGTTCCTCGCTGATCGGGTTGAAAGCGGCGACAATCTGCTGACCCTCCTGGCCACGCAAACGCAGACGGATTTGCTTGAAGTCCGTCTCATCGTATTCCGACAACTCATCGAGGAACACACGCTTGTATTGGCTGATACCCTTGATTTTCTCCGGGTCGTCAAGACCACTGAAATCAATCTTGCCGCCGTCATTAAACACTATACTGTTCTGCTTGAAACGGCAGCACTCAGCAAGACCATCTATGCCGTTGATGGCTGCTTTGAAGTCGGCGTATATGGTTTTCTCTATCGATGCGCCAACCTTGCGCATAACGAGCATGTTGCAACCCTCATAGAATGCGAGGATAGCGAAGAACTGCGCCACCGAGAAAGACTTGCCAGATGACGAGCCTCCATAAAGCACGATGAAGCGCACACTCTTGTCGAGCGTGTACCTCCATAACCAAAAGGCGTTCGGTGAAAATAGTTCCCTCTCTAATTTCATCAGTCTTTCTTTTTTGGGGCGAGCACAAGCTCTCCCTTGTCGGTTGGAAGCTCATGGCGTATAGTTTCCACATACTCGCCAATTACCTCAAGCATCAGCTTTATTGCATTCGGATCGCCCTTGCCCATACAGCGGTTGATGAATCCGAGCGCAATCATCAGGCGTGGCGTGACATTCTCGGCAATTTCGGGGGGATAACCGAGGTTGATGATGCGTTGCCTCACCTTGTCAGGTTCGAGCTTCACATCAAGCAGACTTGTAAGCACATCCTTCATCGTTCGCTTCTCGGCTTGAACTTGATTTGACACTGCCGCACCTTTCTGACCGGCTTTCCCTGCCGTTTCCCTGCTGACACGTGCAAATCTGCCCATATTGTCACGGAAAGCCTTAGTCTGCTTTGGGTTACTGTTAGCCATTGCAATCCTCCTTCCTCACGGTGCTTGTGTGCACCATGTACCAAATATCGTCATCGGTCACAATGTAGCTGATGCCGTCCTCGACTTCGAGGCGACCTATAACCTTGCGGCCAGACGGTGTTGTTCCTGAATATTTATCCATAGTAGTGAATTAAAAAACCGCTGGTGACCCGGTTGAACGTAGCACCAGCGGTCGCGTCAAACATCTATATCACATCTTCCGATGCTTCAAACACCTGTGATATTCCCTCTGAGATGCTTTTGTATTGCAAAGGTACGGTGAAAATCGAATGGTTCACCGATTGCTCAAAATTGTCAAGTGGCCGCAAGTCGTCCGTGTAGCTCAGATTCAGCGGCATGTGCTTCGCCACCTCGTCGCAGAACTCACGCACGGTGTTGCCCACAGGATTCACCACGTTCACCAGTTGTCGGTTGCAGGTTGAGGCGTAGACAAGTGCCTCCACGGCATCGCCGATATAGGTGAAGTGGCGCACGTTGCGTCCGCCATTGTAGATAGTGCAGGTCTCGCAGTTCATCAGATTGTGCAGCAGAGTTCCCTTTCGAGGTGCTGGACCATACACGTTGTGAAGCCGGACGCCTGTCGCTCTCGGGCAGTAGGCTTTCGCGAACTGCTCGTTGAAGTGCTTCGTCATGCCGTACATCGAGGTTGTGTTGCAGGCGTTGGCTGTGCTGCTTGAGGCATACACCAGTTTCACACCGTAGCGCCGGCAGGCGGTTGCCACCACCATGAACGCATGGACATTCTCCCTCTCGATGTCGTCAAGGCGGTCGTTGAACACGCTTGTCTCCGCCGCCAGATGAAACACCGCATCAATTCCGCCGTCAGCGAGCAGATGCTCGATTCGGGCTGCGTCACCGCCAATCTTTGTGTCGATATGCACGACATCGCATTGCGGTTCGAGTCTTCGGCACAGGGCTTTCCCGATGAAGCCCTCACTGCCGGTCACTATTGCTCTCATAGGCTTTCTTGTGCTGTTGGTCTAAATGTTAAACTATGGCACAAGGTTGTCGAATAGACCGGGAACCCTCGGAGTGAGGGCTTCGTGCTCCTCGTGGAAGAACTGTTCCCTGGTCTTGCCCATCTTCTTACCCTTGCGAGTGTGCACGTCGTAGGTGTACTTCGGCACTTCAATCGGCTCTGGCAAATCCATCGGCTCACGCCTCGCGTCGTCAAGCGCAAAAAGCACCCTCTCGTCGGAGAGGTCGAGGCGGTCCACAGCAAGGTTGTTGAGGTGGTCTGCGTCCCTTGACTTGTAGCACTCGCAGAGCAGTATCACCGCCTTGCCGATCACGGCTCTTTCATTTAAGATTTCGTTGTTCACTTAAAAATGTTGTTATTTTATAGCGAGTTTTCCTTGGATGGTGAGGGAACTTTTTGCCTGCACGGTTCATGATTCATGTGGCGATTCGATGA